GTGTCATAGTATCCTCTGTATTCTCAACAATATCATCTGATACATTACTTGCATCAAGGTCTGAAAAATCCTCTATAATTTTTACATCATATGCATCTGCTTTTAAAAGTTTATCAACAAACATATCAAACTGATACAACTCTTTTTTATTGACAACTATTAACTTGATATACTTATCTTTATATGAAGAAAAATCGTGATTAGAATAATCATTGCTTGCATCATCATAATATATTTTATCAAAGATCGTGTATGGATTTACGATACGTTCAAGCTCTCTTGTCTCAGTATCAAAAATATGAAATCCTTTTGGATCGTTTTGATCATTCCAATATATTTCATAAGGTGTTCCTAAATAATATATTTGACCATCATCTGATTTATGATGAAAGTGTCCACTGAAAATTGTATCAAATCTACGAAATAATTCTTTATCGTATCCTGATTCAGAAAAATGTCCAACTTGCATTTCAAAACCATTTATCTCTAAATGCCCCATTATGATATCTGCTGGAGACTTAGATAAAGCAGACATACTCTCACTATAGTTGTTTGCATTTATCCAAGGTATAAATTGAATAGGCACATCATCAAAATTTACAACCTCTGGGCCAGTGTAGATTTTAAATCTATCTGATCCAACAAGTTCTTCCATAGAGTTTACTTCATTTGTATTTTTAAAATATGTGTCATGATTACCGATTATGATATGAAGATTAATATTTAACTCTTGAAATCTTTGAATGAACTTCTTACGAAAATCATTTGCTATTCTATAGCTTATATATTTTCGTCTATCAACAACATCTCCCATATGAACACAAGTTGTTATGCCTCTCTCCTCAAGAGTAGGAAAGAATACATTATCATAGAATTTATAGAAATACTCATTGAAGTTTTGATTATCGTTTCTAGCACCAAAATGAGTATCAGTTATGATAGCTATCTTCAATCTTTTGTTCCCATAAAGTTTTCTAAGTTACTTGTTTTACTTGAGGTTTTCTTTTTTGGTTTGTACACATCCTCATCTGGTAACATAGTATTAGGATCAAAACCAGCTACATGATAAGTTCTGTCATCACCTTGCATGGTAGTCCAAGGCTCAAAGTTTACATTTTCAATAATTTTATTTTTCACATGAGTTTGTTTTTTCTCTTTTGCAATTCTTCTTAGAAATGCATAGTAGATAATTTGTGTGAAATAAGCAAATGGATTATTTGATTTATCTGGATTAAAATTACCCACATATTGTAAACAATTCTCAATACCATCTGATATCATTTCATCACGATATGTATAATTTATAAAATTAGGTCTATAAGATAAATGAGTTGCTATCTTTAGAAAACACTCTCCTATATAATTGGTTATTGGAGGCCTCTGTCTATTTTCACTTTCAGCTAATTTACACTTATCTTTAAATTCAATCATAGCTGCAAGGAACTTTTTATTATCAACATAATGTTCTCCTTGCTTTCTTCTAGTTCTAGGCATAACTTCTCCTTAAAAATATATACATCATACTATGTCACAGAGAAAATGTCAAGGGACAAAAGGGAATTGACAAATGTATTTTTTTGTGTATAATAGGCTATGCCAGTGTTTAATGAATAGTATCTATATCTATATCATCTAACAATTCATCATATACTTCTTCATCTTCAATTTGATCAAGTTGTTCTTCTATGCTAGAAGTTTTTGCAAATTCCTTTACAACATATTCATAATATCTAGATAATCCTTCAGACGCATCAGCAACTAAAAGTATATGTGAGTTTTTTATAGGAAAAGATGTTTGCTCGGTAAATGGGCCTACCCATCTATCTAGTCCTAAAGATTCAACCAACCCTTTGCTTGTAGATTTAAGCTCTACTCTTAATTTAAGGGGAAAATTAATAACTCTATAGTCTTCACTTACCATACTTTTCTTTAGCTGGCATATGATATCCTCTCCGTTAGTTAATTTTACTATTTTATATATTTGGTTCATTTTAGTTTTACCTTGCTAATTTCGTAATTGAATTTTTCCTTATTGTATATATTTAGTCTCTCTGTAAAGTGATCTAGGGTATAATTTCTTTTTCCTCTGTATGTAAGATCATCAGACAAGTCAAACAAGGTAACTCCTGTTTTAGTCTCACTAATACGCAACCCTCTTCCGATAGATTGCAAGACTCTAATTTTAGACTTAGATGGTGAAGCGAACACGATGTTGTTAATATTGCGAATATTGATACCAGTGCTAAACGTGCCATACGATGCAATGATAATAGAATTTTTTTCATTCTCTACTAAACCTCTTATTTTTTCTCTGGCTATAGTATCAGTTCCACCATATACAAAATAAACTTTTCTATCCCCATTTATCATATCCTCATATAAAATTTTTCCATGTTTTTCTACTAACTGAAATAGACATAACGTATTACCAGAAATAGTGCGACACAAATCAACAATGAATTTATTCCGAAAGCTATTCGCAACCAAGTAATCAATTTCTTCTGCATATGTCATCCTTTCTCTTATGTTAGAGTGTTTCAACATAATACATTTTATTTTTAGATCAGCAAGTGTTTTTCTCTCCATCAACTCTTTTGTGGTTATCATGTTTTTAGATGCACCAAATAGTCCCTCTAAAACAAGCTTGTGCGTCTGTGTACCGTCTAGCGTCCCTGTAAACCCAAATCTATACTTACATAAGTGTAACTTTGTCATAATACCAGTAAGTGATTTTGCCTTAAACATATGTGCCTCATCACCTATGACACACCCAAACTTTTCAAAATATTTTTTAGGCATTTTATATAGAGATTGCCATGTAGATATTACAACATCTTTCTCTACCTTCGTTGTATAACCTTGGTATATCTTTTGACAATATGTTCCTGAGCTCCATCCATAATCTTCAAAATCAGAATACATTTGTTCAACTAATGATGTAGTAGGAACTAATATTAATATTCTTTCACCCATCATTTGATAATAACGAACCAAGCAATATATTATAAGTGATTTGCCCGAAGCAGTAGGACAAACAATAAGAGAACGATTTCTTGTAATGGCCAGTTGAACAGCATCAATTTGAAAATCTCGCACTTTGATACTTTTGCCCCTAGCTTTAGGTTTGAGTGACCTGATGAAATTTGTAACATCTTTACGAACAATATTCCGCTCATTTTTTACTCCGTCCTCTATTGTATATTCTACATTATTTTTTTTACAAAAGTTTTCTACATAGTTTAATAGTCCTACATATATCTCACCTGTAGCTGGTGAAAACAATCTTATCTTTCCATCCCAAATGCGATTTTTATACATCGGCATAAATTTAGCACCTGGCACATCAAATGTAAAATATTCAGTTAATTCTCTAGACATAGAATCCTCTATGCCTGTTAATGTCAGATAAACTTCATTTTTCTTAGATATGAGCATTTTGCAAGGACTTAGGTTCACCGTAATCACCACGAACTAATATGTTCCATGATATACTTATGCGTTCATCTTGAGTAGATGGAACCCAATGTTGTAGCCAAGATGGGAACACAAAACCTTTTCTTTCAACAGAATTAAATTGCACCATACTAGCATTGTCCCAATTTACTTTATTTCTAGGTTTCATAACGTGTGCTTGCACTCTTGGGTCAAAAAATTGAATAGGTGAAGTTTTATCTGATGTAGTCAAATAATATACACCAGACAAAGTATTATTTGAATGTGTATGAGGTGGATGTACATCTCCTGTATTTAATTTATTAGCCCACATACCAGTGATCTCTATCTCATCGTATTCATATTCTAAATTATTTAGATACTGTCTTGATACATTTTTTACTTTTTCTCTAAGGCTTGAAAAGTAAGAAAGTATATGCAAATTATCTTGCGTATGATACTTGTGATCTTTTCTCACTTGATTTATCCATGTTTTCATAAAATATTCATCTGGTGATTCATACTCAAACTCATATATTATTGTTGGAAAACATTTATGAACTTTTACATTAGCCATGTTACTACACTCCACCTTGTTCCCTTTGTTACCTCTTTTGCTCCATGTGGATACATGAAGTTAGAGGGAAATATTATTGCAGAACCTCTCTTCGGTAGATATTGGTGGTCTGCGACAAAAAATTCACCGCCCTCATAATTATCATTGAGATATAAAAGAGCAGTGACTTGTGGATATCCATATTGTTGTCCATGGCTATGATGTATATTATCACAGTGTTTGGACATGAAACCACCTTCTGGATATCTATTAATTCTAAAGTCTGTGGTACGTTGCACACTAAACAAAGGAAAATCTTGCGAGTATTTTTTTATTACTTTTTCAAAACAAGATAATAAGGTAGGCCATAAAACACTATCATTCTTAACCCAAAACTCATCCATACGAACTCGTTCTTCACCTTTAATTTTATTATCGTGACTAGAATAAGTGGATGGAACAAATGTATTTTCGGTGCAACCTAGTATTTCTTTACATTGCAAATCTGAAACTATATTTTCATAATACTTTATGTAGTCTGCTACTAACCAATTCATAACATACCAGCTTCAAACTTTTTCCAATCTTGGGAATTACGAATATCCCATTGTCTATTATCAATAGATTTAATAATACCTTCAATATATTTTATAACACTTTCATAATAAGATATTTTATTTTGCAACTCTAATATCTCATCATCTGATTGTATATACATCTGAAGATCATTTTTTAAAACTTTAATATCAAAAGGTTTGGCTGCATATACTTTTGCATCTGCCTTACCACCATAGTACTCCCATTTCTCACGCCACATTTTTTGGTGATCAGTTTTTCTCATAATCAACAATTGCTCATAGTTGGTTTTGTACTCCAACCACTTTGGTTTTATAAGTTGATTTTTATATGATTCCTGATCCATGTTTTCATGTTCAGTAATTGCTAGGTCTTCTTTTGCTTGTTTTTTCAATTCATCTAAATTCATAATATGTCTTTCAAAAAATGAGCAGAGTATGATTGCTCTCTTTGTATATATTGACACTAGTGAGCTGCAGCGAGTCGTCACTAGACTTTAAGTCTAAGATTATGAAATTTTGTTAAAGTTTATCATAATCTCTGCTCTAAATCTATTTATAAAGTTTTTATCTCATAGATTTGATATGCAAACTCGGCAGATGCTGTTAAATATTCTACATCAGTTGCACCTTGAGTATATTCTAACGCACTTATGGATATCGGAAATACATTAGCAAAACTTATTTCTACGATAGGATTATTTTTATTTGACAGTAATATCAAATTTGCATCTGAGTACATGGCTCTATCTGCTGTTGCATTACCAACTAAATCAACTGATGGTGTATCACCTCCAGCTGGAGTATTACTTGTAACATCTCTGTGAGCTCTAAATTGTTGCCTTGAATCTGGAAAACCATATCCTGTAAGCCACCTATGAAGTGAAAGATAATTTTCTAAAAACTCATCAACTATGAAAGTTATACTTAAATTTTCATAATCCAGTTTTTCAGGCATAATCGGAATATCTTTAAATGGAGTTGGTTGTATCGCAACACCAGCACTAATACCTGGCAAGTTACAAGACTGTGTAAAAAATTCTACCTTCGGTAGCTGATGTATACCAAACTTAAATTGAGTTGGACTTGCGTAGTCTAACTTATCTGGTTGTCTTGCAAGTGGTGATTGTGCGGTTGCCATGTTATTATTTATATGACATAAGCAAAGACATTCTCACATATAATCCATTTTTCATTTGTTCAAAATATTTAGCTCTAGGATCATTATCAAACCATATGGGTATCTCTTCATTTCTTGGAAATGGATGCATAACAATACAGTTGTCTGACATTTTAGATACCATATCTTTTGTCATTTCATAAGAACCCTCACTGCCCCTCTCTCTTTGAACTCTAGTAAAATAATAAACATCTGATTTTGGCAAATCTTTAACATCATATGTATCTCTAAAATATATTGAGTTCTTATTTTCTAATGCTTTAGAAAGTGAGTGAACAGTTCTGCCATTGACTATATCACCTATGAAAGTAACTGTCAAGTCCTCTATCCTATCAAAATTTTCATATATCGTGTATAAGTCTAGCAAAGTTTGCGTAGGATGCTCACCACTACCATCACCAGCATTAATAATAGGAACCTCACTAACTTCTGCAGCTAGTTTTGCATCACCTTCATTTTGTGATCTCAATACAATTATATCACTATAACAGCCCATAGTGCGAATAGTGTCCTGTAAATTTTCTCCCTTAGATACACTACTATAATTAATCTCATTAATAGATAAAACTTCACCGCCAAGTTTACACATGGCGGCGTGGAAAGAAGAACTGGTTCTGGTGGATGGTTCGTAAAATAAATTGGAAAGAATATTACCCTTCAACTTTTTTCTGTACTTACTAGGATTTTTCTTTATTTTTTCAGTACATCTAAAAATTTGTTTTATTTCAGTATAATTTAAATCTTCAATACTTATCAAATGCATTTGTTATATTTATAAAAAAAGAGGGTGCCGAAGCACCCTCTCTAAGTTGATAGTCAACTTTCTTATTATTACATAAGGTTTGTGACTTTAACCCTACGATACCAAGCATTGGTGTTCGCATCCAGTGAGGCATCAGTGTTAACTGTGTCACCAGCAGCAACCGCACCAGCCGCAGCAAATGGGTTAGCAGCAAGACCGTAACGAGTCTTGAAACCAATCTTGGGCTGGAAGGAGTTTTCACCAACCGCACGAACCATCTGTAGTGGAACGTATGGGCAGTAGAAGAAACCAGCATCGTATGGAGATGTACCTTTGTACCCTACAACATAGTACTGAGAAGCAGCTACGTTTGCAGCATATGGGTCAACGTACACTTTGTAACGTCCGTTCATAACACCAGCAAAAGTCGTTGTGGAGTCATCAACATTAAGGTTGTTTGCAAGAGCAGGCGTATAATCAAGAACACCAGCCATCTGAAGTGCAGAAGCAACATCAGCAGAGCAGATGATCATGTTACCTTTACCACGCCTAGTCTGTTGACCAATCGCATTGGCATCACGTTCAATGGCAAACATTAGACCTTTGAACTTTTCAACTGACCAACGACCATTTGAGTCGGTGTCCAGATCAAAGATACCAGCAGTTGTCGTATTTACTTGAGCACCTTTTACAGCAGTGACATACAAGGAACGAACAACTTCACGATTGATTTCTGCAAGAATTTCCGTAGAAAGAATGTTGGAAAGTTCTGTTTCTGCATCCAAGCCGTGAATTGCTTTGAGGTCTTGAGCAAGTTCCATCGTGTACTCAGCTTTGAGTGCCCGAGAAACCGCTGTAACTGTGGACTTTTCAATGCTGAACGCCATTTGTGCGAAAGCATTTGTACCACTGTCACCTAATGCTTCAGCCTCTGATCTGGTCATACCAGTTGCACTGGTGTATGTGCCAGCAGAAGGACTGTCATTAAGAACAGCAGGGTTAGTTTCTGTTGCACCAACATCTCCACCACCGATAGTACCAGCAGCATTTTGGTTTGAGAAGTCGGGTTGTGCCTCGTCCATAAGAGCTTCTGCACCGTCTTGCGAAGTGAATGAGGAACGCATCGCAAAGATAAGACCAGTTGGGCCAGTCATTGGTTGCACACCACACACATCATAAGCAATAAGGTTAGGCATTGCACGGCGAACCAGTGAGATCAAAATTGGATCCCATGTATCCATCTGTCCACCACCCATGCTGTTGACAGGAGCTGTTTCTGCTAAGAAACCGCGATCTTCTTTAAGGGCTTTTTCTTGGTTTTCCAAGATGAGAGTGGTAACTGCCCGCTTATAAGAATCCTCAATCTTTGGAAGATCGGGGTGTTCTAGGACTGGCTGCCACTTTTCTTGTAGATGTTCTGTCTGAAACATTTGTTTCTCCTTTATTTTACATCTGTTTTATATAATTTTATGCACTCGCCTTTTTGTTACGACTGATTGCCGACATATAAGCGCTCATTGCATCTGTCGTATCAATGTCCTGTGCGGTGCTACCATCTTCATCATCAAAAGTTGCAGTTTGTTCTACTACAGTTTTTGGGAAATAACTTTCCTTCAAGGCATCAAGTTTATTTCTGAAGTTATCTTCATTATTAAACTCAACATCCTCTGTAAGAGACTTAAACTTCTCAATTTCTGTATCAGCTAAATCTTCAGAAACTTCAGATATAACTGACTCACGAACCAAAGATGAATTAGACTCTCTGAGTTTAAGATTTCTCTCAATCTCTTCATTAAGTCTATCCTCTAGTTCGCTAATTTTATCAGATTGAGCTTCCAGAACGTCATATTTTTCGTCTGGAACATCAATGTAGTGGTCTTCAAATAACTGTTTCAGGCCAGAAATAAAGTCTTCAGCAATCTCACCTTTAAGTCCTCGCTCAATTGCTAACTCGTTTTCCTTGTTCCATTCATCCACAACATAATCAAGGTAACTATCTACCTTTTCTGTAAGGTCTTCTTTGAAAGTTTCTATTTCAGTTTCTTTCTCAGACCGTACCTCTTCGTTGATACGTTCTATTTCTGAACGTATTTTACTCTTAACTGCTGCTTCAAAAATTGTTGCAGCCTTAAACTTGAACTCCTCACTGAGGCTATCGTCAGCACCCATCAGTACTTCCATATCCTCTTTTACAGAGATGCTTTTAATTCTCTCATCAATCTCTGCTTTTTGTTTTTTGAGTTGCTCCATTTGTTCTTCATCTTCGTCATGGGCGCCTTCTTTTGCTTTCATCATGCCCATATATGCAGCTTGAAGATCAGCTTTTTTCATATGTGCCATTTCTTTATGCATCGCAGCCATGAGGTCTTTTTTAGTTTTGGGTTCATGCATACCTTCATTTTTGTGATGTGCTTCTGACACTAATATTTTCATGTCTTCTGCCATGACTTTTTCTTCGATACCATGTTTAAATTGCACATCGTACCATTCAACATTTCCGTCAGCATCTGGTATGGCGTGAGAACCATGAACTGGTTTACCTTTACCCCACTCTGGATGTTCCACAACTACAGCACAGTCATGATCCTCTGAATGGCAAAGTTCTCTGATTTCTTCATCACTGTAACCTTCGTGATAACCAGCTTTTAATTTTTTCATTTTCTCTGGTGCTCCTTCGCCTTTTTGTTGGGCATCACCACCAATTTCTTTTGCACCGGCAGCAGTCTTTTTAACTGGTGAGTCCTTTTGCATTGGGTCTACAACTGGTTTTCCAGCATCTTCAACTCCACCGCCAGGTGTCACTCCAGCAACCTTTTTTTGTTTTTCCGCAGGAGTTGCTCCCTTCATCTGTGGGTCTTTGGTGTGGGCATCTTCTTCAAGTTCTGCCAACACTTCCTGCTCAAGTTCTTCTATTGTTTTATCTAGTTCAGACATAGGGTGTCTCCTCTACTTTGCAGTATTCTATTATTTATAAATTATAACTTTTGTAAAAACTTCGCAAACTCTAAAGCTTCCATTTTTGCGTCCCTTTGACGTTTTTTAACATCAAATTTCTTCTTTAGTTCCGCTACATGAGCTTCAACCAAAGCTCCGTTATTCCAAACCCACTCTTTACCTTCCATAATTCCCTCAACAAATGCGTTTGGTGCAGAGGGATCAGCAACAATATCTGCTGCTGTAGCAAGGTAAAAATCATCTCTCACATAGTTTGCACCGTTTCTTTGATCCAAACTCCCCATGCCTCTTGAAGAAACACCTAGTTTTGCACCTTCATCCATAAGATTTTTGACAATTTTGCCCATCGGTGTTTCCATAATTTTGGCTTCGCCAATAAAATTTTTACCATCTGGATATAAATCTGTAATCAGATGTGATACTCTTTCAAGGTTTACAGTTGGGCCTTCGGGATGACCTAGTTCACCAAATGCACGTTTTTCCCTGATAAAGTTTTTATTATATTTTTTTACTTCTTTTTCTAACACTTCAAAAGGATAGACACGGCCATTTCGATTTTTGACATCAGCCTGCATGAAGATACCTTTGATTTTATAGTTCTTACCACCGTCCTCTTTTTCTTCAGTGATATATTGAACCTCTTCAACGGCCTCTGAGAATAATTTTACCGTATCCATTTTTTCATCCTTACGTTAAATTATCGTATCCAGATACTTTTCTGAATTTAACAACTATTGTTCCTACAGAAGTGCCGTGTGTTGCTAAGACATCACCTGTGATACCAGAACCAGCATTGTTTGCTAAAGATGGAGCACCATCTCCAAATCCATAAGAACCACTACCATTACAGGTAAAACAAACCACGTTTGATGTTGCATCCCATAAAATTTGAGTGGTTGCAGCTACTGACCACTCTATGCCAGTAATACTTAACCTTGGATCAGTTGCAGCACCAGCAAGTGCAGAAGCATCTGCTATGCTTGCAGCACTAGATGTGCCAGTGGTTGTAACTTTAACAACGTGTTCAAAGTCACTATCTACCAAAGTTTGTAATACTACAGCCATTTCTTACCCCTATACAGATAACATTTCTCGTTCAAAATATTTTAAAAGTTCTCTATCTGAAACTTTAAATTTTTTTGACACATCTTTTATAGTTTTATCAAAAGTATTTAGGAAATCTGAAGGTTTAACTTCCATTTTGCGAAATATTTCATCTACAGCATCTTTCATCTTTGGTGAAAGACGTTTGTATTCCTTTGTCCTTTTGTGTTCATCTTTCTCTACAACTGTAGATTTATAGACTTCCTCAATCCTTTTCATTTACATCAGCTTCCTGATCTTTATAATTTACAAAACTGTTAGCCAAATCTCTACGAATTGCTTCTAAACTATCTCCAACTTTTTGTGCCATAGTATCATTGAATGATTTTTCTGCACCTAAATGATCTCCACTCTCTACTGCATCTACAAATTCTTTACTCATCTGTTTCTCCTTCTTCCTCTTCATCTCCAATAGGCATACGTTTTATTCCATCTCCACCATCTGGTATTACAACACCACCATCCATTGGATCAATATCAGCTTCTTTTTTGATCTGATCACGCATCTCTGCAATCTCTGTATCATTCATACGCAATACTTTTTTCAATACATACTCTTTACTAAAAAACGTGCCAATGTATGACTCTACTGTTTGAAGTGCGTTAAGTCTGTTTTCTAAAAGTTCTGCGTCTTTCAATTCAGCAAAGTGACCATCCTGTATAAAATCATACTGGATATGTTCTTGCATCTCTGGCCAATCCTCTGCTGCAATTATACCTTTTAATAATAATTGCGTTTTAAGAATATCTGTAAATAAAGGAACAAACTTTTTTCTTATGCGTTGAACAAACTTAGTAAACTTTAGTTCATCTCTAGTAATCTCTGTACTTCTACCAAGAGTAAAACCACTTTCCGCTTCTAAACGAGATATTGGTACGTTAAGTGACCGATATAATTTTTTCTGAAAATATTGAATATCGTCTATCTCACCTAAATTAGAACCGCCAGGAAGTGTCGTAATCTCTGTGCCTCGACCACCCTCTCTTCGGGGAAGCCAAAAATCTTCAAGCATCGACATATGATTTCTATCATCACGAATTTCACCAGTGTTTGCATCATACACTAACTTGTTACGATAACGATTCATAACGTCTTTAAGATATTGCTCTGCTTTTATCTTAGGTAAGTTTCCAACATCAATATAGAAAATCCTACGCTCGGGTGCCCGAGAGATACGATAGATAACAAGAGCATCTTCAATCATTCTTAGTTGATTGACAGGTTTGATGGCTTTGTGTAAGTAAGATAATACTCTCCCACTGTTACCATCAATCAAACCAGAGGGACAATATGCGATAGAGTCTTTTGTTATTCTCAGACCTTGATTAGTTCCTTGCAGTCCAGCTGAAGCTAAACCTTTTTCATTATACAAAAAATACTCTTCTATTTTTTCAACTATGTCTGCGGCAGGGAGGCCTTTTACTGGTTTTCTGCCCTTTTTAACCTCTCTAACTTTTTTAATTTTTGTTGGATCAATATATCTAAGTTCTTGTATTCCCTTTCTAGGATTTTTTGTATCTATTATTTTGTGATAAAATAAACGACCATCAACATACCAACGTCTGAATATGTCATGACCTTTCTGTTCAAAGCTTAATAATCTTAAAACTTCAGAAAATTCTGATCTAATTTTTCTTTTAATTTTATCTGGATAAGGGATACCATCAAGCATAATATTTACAGCTTGATCATTTTGATTTGCAACGATAGACTCATTTACGATGTCTTCAACAGCTGCATCACACTCTGATTGTTGTGCAATATTACGATACCTACGAATTAAATCTATGTCAGTTCGTTCTCTGCCATCAGAATCAAGAATTTGAGAATAGAAACCTCCACCGCCACCAACATCAATAGTGCCATCATCAGGAGTAGGGGTGGAGAAAGTTTTTCCCCCACCCGAATCCTTTGGTGTTCTTTCTATTTTGAACCCGAAAAGTTCTGCCATAATAACTCCTACTCTTTTCGACTATTTAGTAGGATAAAATTAGAAGTTAACTGCCGAAGCCTCAAAATGTTGATATCTCCAACTAACTTCAAATTCTTCTATCGCTGTTGCAGCATCAGATGTTAAATCAATTTGTGCTACAGTAATAGGCCATGCATTTCTGAAAATATATTGTTTCAGAACTGTATCATCCCTATCAAGTTGTTCAACTAAAAGGTCAGTTTGATAGTCAGATGGAGCAATAACGCCAGTGCCGTCAGCAAGATCATTGATACCGTTAGACCATCTTTCCATTGCGTTACGGATCATAAAGTCCGTATCGTTTAAGAAAGTTACACTCCAAGGGTCTGCAAATTCTCTATCTCCAGCAATGTAAATTTGTCTACCACGAAATGGTACAGTTACAGTACCTATATCCATAGCAGGTAATGTTGTTGCTGTGCATA